TAGGGCAAAGCAAGTATATGCCGATTACAATCCTGACTGTGAATTTTTCATTCATACAGATGTACTTCCTGATGATGATGTAAGTTATTTAGAATTAACTTTTGTAGACAATGAACTCCTAGACATTAACGAACGAAACGATATACTTCGATATAAGTCTAAAGGCTACAATGAAGATGGATCAATCAAAAATGAATACTACGCAAATCTTTGGAGAGTTTACGGATTAGGTCAGGTCGGAGCTTTACAGGGTGTTGTTTTTGAAAGTTGGGATAAAATAGATTCTATACCTAAAGATGCTCGTTTAGTTGGTAGAGGTGGGGATTTTGGTTACACTAACGATCCAACAACATTAACAGACATTTACACTTATAACGGTGGATATATCTTTGATGAAGTATTATACCAAACAGACTTGACAAATCCGCAGATATGGAACACGTTTAAATCTTTGAACTTAGATAATAATGTTTATACTTTCTTTGATAGTTCAGAACCTAAATCAATTCAGGAATTGAAGAACTTAGGAATGAGAGTACAAGGTGCTGAAAAGGGTAGCGATTCGATTATGAATGGTATTCAGAAGATGCAAGGTGTTAAATTCTCAGTAACGAAAAGAAGTATTAATTTAATTAAAGAGTTAGATCGTTATAAGTGGGCGGTCGATAAAGATGGTAGAAAACTTAATAGACCTATCGATAACTGGAATCATGCAATCGATGGAATAAGATATTACTTTACAACTAAAGATAAATATTCAGGTCGTTATGTTGTGGCTGATTATTAAATTACTATATTTGCGATGAAATTAACAATATTTTTTTTAAGTGTTATTATATGGTGGATAATTATAGAGTGCTTAATCTAGCAAGTAATGACTATGCTAATATGTCGCATAACAATGCAAATGCTTTACGGTCGATTGGTGTAGAATGTTTTGATTATGTTTTAAATACTCACCCGTTTGGGTACGATTCACAAAGCGAGATAGTAACGAGAGAGGAAATAATATCAATGGTAAATAAGTTTGATATCATTCAGATATTTCACAGTTGTCCTACTATTTTAAACCTGGTGAATATTGGTAATTTCAAAAGAAAGTTAGTAGTTTATCATTCAGGGAGTAGATACAGAGCAGAACCTGACAAATTTAATCAACTATTCAAAGATGCTGATGTAGTAATTACAGATCAAACTGAATTTATTAACCTATGCGACAAACCTATACATTATTTAGCACCTCATACAGACTTAGAACCAACTGAAAAGCGAAAAGGTGGAAAGTTAATCGTAGGACACTATCCAAGTAACTCAGATGTAAAGGGAACGAATGAGATTAAAACGATGTTAGAAGCGTTTAAAAACGATTTTGAGATAAGAATAGACACCAATATAATACCACATTCTGAAAACCTTAAAAGAATAAGTGAATGTCATATATATATTGAACTATTCAAGCCTGAATTAAACGGAAAAGAATACGGTTGTTTCGGGGTTACTGCATTTGAAGCCACAAGTTTAGGATGTTTGGTAATTACTAACGATCTAAATATGAGTGTTTATCATAATGCTTATGGTTTAACACCATTTCAAATAGCAAATACTAAAGATGAATTCACAGAAATTTTACATTTGCTTAAAGAATTTAACACAGAAACGATACAAGATTTAACTGAGTTAGATTTTAGAAACAATCATTCAATTGAATCAACTGGTAAACGAATATTAGAATTAATAAAATGAAAGTACTAAAAAAAGATTGGGTAAAGGCAACGGAGAACCTTAGAGAAAGACAAGGGCAAAGAGGACACGTTGATGATAACAGAACTGCTCCGAATGTATTGAGAGATTATAAACTGCATTTAATTAAGTGCGGTTACGGTGAAAGTATTTTAGATGTTGGATGTGGATCACAATTTCTAAAAACGCAAATACCTGAACATATTGAGTATATCGGTTTAGATGCTTTCCCAATTAAATTAGTGCCAACATTAAAGGGCAACATTGAAACTATTGAAGGAATTGAAGTTGATACTGTTTGCTGCATGGCGGTGTTAGATAATTGTTTAGATTTTGATAAGGCAATTGAAAACATTAAGAAGATAGCACAAAAGAATGTTATTATCTTAACTGGAATAGATATTGAAGTGGATCAGTTTCACACATTCAAATTACAGTTAGAAGATTTTGATAGTAGGTTTACGAATTGGAATAACACACACAGAGAAGAATTAACTCCTAAGGTATGGCTACTATGTTACAACCGTTAGTAAGTATTATAATTCCTTATTCAGTTGATAGAGGTTATTTAAAAGAAGCAATTGATAGTGTAAAAAATCAAACTTACACCAACATAGAGTTATTAATTCAGAATGACAATGTAAATGTATCAACTAACATTAACAACGGTATTAAACGAGCAAAAGGGGAATACATTAAATACCTTTGTGAAGATGATTATCTAACACCCAATTCAATCGAGGATAGTGTTAAGGCTATGCAAGGTAATGACTTCATTCACGGTGTATCTTATAATGTTAAAGGTAATTTAATTGAAAAACAAACACCTAGAATTAAGCACCCATCACTTAACGAGATGTTATTTAATAATGTTATTCATGGTGGAACGTTAATGTATCATAAATCTGTATTTGATAAGGTAGGTTTGTTTGATGAATCATTAACGTGTGCTGAGGAATACGAATTTAATTTAAGATGTTTAGCCAATGGTTTAAAACTAGGTTACACAGATGCTATACTTTATAACTATCGTAGACATTCAGAGCAAAAGAGTTTAGGGGTTAAAGTAAATCAAGAAGCAAGGAAACAAAAGATCCAAGCGATTAAGGACAAGTTCACAAGATTAAAGATAGTTTGTGGTATTGCAACATTTAAAGGGCGTGAAGAAACACTACGACGTACAATTGAATCATTGAACGGTCAAGCAGATGAGATTGTAATCTACGATAACGACATAAACAAAGACATCACAGATTTAGGTAAGTTCTACGGACTTAGAGAAAATGTTTATTATTTCAGTTGCGATGATGATATTATTTATCCATCCGATTATGTACAACGAACTATTGAAGAAATAGAGAAACATAAATGTATAGTAACTTATCACGGAAGGAAGTTGAAAGGCAAAGGATTGAACTATTATACAGGGCATGAAAGTTATTCAGCATTTAGAAACGTATTCGACACTAAATTTATAGATATTGCTGGAACGGGTGTTACTGCATTTAATACTAACTATTTCAATCCTAAAGATATTTTATCTAGTACCTTTATGAAGATGTCGGATATTATATTTAGTATTGAAGCGAAGAAACAAAGTAAAAACATTATGCTATTACCACATTCACAAGGGTGGATCAATGAGCAGAAGACCGCTATAAATATACATACGGAACAGAGTAAGAATTGTAACATGCAAAATAAATTAATAGATGAAAACTTTTGATATTAAATTACCCAAAACAATAAACGATTATAGAATTTCACATTTAAAAGCATTTGAAGATGCAAGTTTCAAAGAGGATAATATCACTTTAAACACGAAAGTTTTATTCTTAGCGAACATTACCCTAGTATCTGTAAACAAATTAATGACAATTGATGTAAATGATATTAACGCAATGTTCACTTATTGTATTTCTTTGTTCTCAGAGTTTAAAATGTCAGGTAAAGCACCTAAAGAAATAACTATTGAAGGTCAAACCTTTGTGTTTGTTGATCCGAATAAAGCACCAATAGGCTTTCATATTGATTGCCAGCATTCAGACTTCGCTAAAGATCCAATTTTATTAGCAACAACTTGTTATATTCCTAAAGGTACGACATACGGAGAGTTAGATGTTAACGATAATATAGTTTATCCTCGTTCAAGTAGGCACGATTTATTTAAAGAACATTTTAAAATGATAGATTTCATTGAGTTGAAAGGTTTTTTTTTGAAGAAATACGTCGAATCAATAGACAATTATATGGAGAGCCAAAAGATAGTAAAGAAACTAAGCCGAATCAGTATGCCTGGCACGAAATAATCCATGAAGTATCAAAAGAATTTAACATTACATGGAATGATGTTATAAAAATGAATATCTTTGTATTTAATTCGAGAGTTAAATTTTTAACACATTTAGTTAAAAAGAAACAACTAGAGCAAAAAGCGTTAATTAAAAGAAGGTGAAAGTAAACGAAGCGGACATATTAAATGGTTTAAACGTAGGGAACGCAAAGGACGTTTTAAACGGTAAATCTAATAGTCAGTTAGGTAATTTACTTGTAAAACTTAATCAAGCGATTATAGACGATTTACAGCAGTCTATTCAAGCAAGGGATATTAATGCTAGTAGAAATTTATCACAAGGAATAACACCAAGCGATGTAATTATAAATGGAAATGAAGTTGAGGTTAATATCTCAATGGATTTTTATTGGAAGTATATTAATTATGGTGTTAATGGTAGAGGAACAGAAGCAGATGTTCACAAAGGTTCACCATCTTGGGGTTCAGCACCTACACAAACATTAAGTTTTCACGATTCAATATTAGCGTGGAAAAGTGATCGAGGTATTACGTTACCATCTAACTTTGATGATTACGATTCTTTTGCTTGGGCAATTCAAAACAGTATTATTCGTAAAGGAAAAAAACCACGACCATTTTACGACGATGTAATAAACGAAAAATTAGTAAAAGTATTAGAAGAACCAATAAAGAAATTATTAGGCGAATCAATTAAATTAACAATAGTAGCACCATGGCAGTAACAATCCATTCAAGTCCACAATTATACACACCTTCCGACAATCCTATTGTTTGGAGATTCTCTAGTAATAATACTGCTAACGCAAATTTCAGCTATCTAGTAGAATTGTATGTAAGTGGATCATTAACTGGTACACATCAGATTTATCCCGAAGTTGGTATCTATTCACATTACGATGCTTCGGATGTGGTTAAAACAATGTTAGATATTCCAACTATTAATCAGGCTACATTTACTGCTGACGCTTTAAATAATAGAGAGGTTTACGTTATAGTTAAAGAATACTTCGGATCAACTCCAGCAGTTGGAAGTACAACAACAAGTTCAACTATAAATGTATGGAAGGCACGACTAGATAATAAGGAGTTTAGTAACTACGATTATACAGATTGGAATGGTATTAAGTTTTTTACTGATATGCCGAACGACGCACTTGTAAGAGAGGGTAATAATTATCTAGTAACGATAATGACAAACTACAATGTAAATGTTTATGCTAAGTTGTATAATTCAGTAGGGACATTGTTAGACACTATCACAACAACTGCTAACAATAAAGTAACTCAGATTAATTTAAATACTGATATACTAGCGAGTTCGTTTACTTCATCTACTGATTACATAGAATACTACGTTACTGATGTGGCGACTGGATTAGTATCTTCTGAAATTAAAAGATTCTACATAAATAGAAGTTGTCAAAATGGATTTCCATTGTATTGGATAAATAAATACGGTGGATTTGATACTTTTGATTTTAGTTTCAATGCAATCTATTCAAGTGAGATAACATCTAAGACATACGAGAAGCAATTTGGTGAATGGGTGAATAATGTTTATACGTTTGACGCTTCAAATAGTGGTGTTTTAAGTTACTTTAAGAGTGCAAATGATAGTATTCAGTTAGTTTCTAACTATATTAATCAATCTACTCAGAATTGGCTAGTATCAACTTGTTATTTATCTCCAGTTGTTTATATGTTAGACACTACATATGATAGAGTAACGATTGAAAATACTGCATATACAGAAAATCAAGATAGATTTATTGAAGAATATACTGAGATAGTTACTTTGAAATTACCAAACACTAGAAAATCAATAGTTGTATGATAGGAAGATTACAAGTAAACGGTGTTGAAATAGAATTGACAGAGGGTGTTCCGTTCCCTTTGAATTTCTCTATTGCTGATATTAAAGAACCTAACAAACGAAAAAGAAATTACTCAAAATCTTTAGCAATATCAGGAACTAAAAAGAACTTAGATTTCTTTAGCTCTACTTATTTACTTTCACTTTCAACAGTAAATGGAACGACAAACATAGGTTTTGACTTTGATCCAACATTGCGTGTTCCTGCTAAATATTGGAGCGATAACGGTGAACTATTATTTAATGGTTTATTTCAATTAGAACAAGTAATGATCTCAGGTGGTAATTATGTTTTTCAATGTAAATTGTTTTCTAATTTCATAGATCTATTTATGAAGTTGGGAGATTTGAAAGTTTCAGAGTTAGGTTGGAGCGAATATAATCACGCATTAACTAGAACGAATGTCGCAAATAGTTGGTCTACATCAGTAAAATTAAACGGATCAGACAGTTCTAATTTTAGTGGCGGTTTACCTTTAGGATTTGGTTATCATTATGGAATGGTAGACTACGGATATAGTACTACTTCAACAATGAAGATTAACGACTTAGCACCATTGATTTATAAACGTGAGGTATTTAAAAAGTGTTTAGCAGTTTCAGGTTTAACTTGGGATTCTAATTTCTTAGATAGTTCATTTTATAAAAAACATTTACTAGGTTTTGGCGGTGGAGATAAGATAGGCTATCCAGTAAATGAGATTAATAATAGGCAGTGTAATTTTACAACTACATTAAACACTGGATTTATACCGTTAAAAGGTGGATCTTTTGCAAATGGGG